TAATTGCGATTGTGTTAGTACTACTTTCACGGCGTTTTTGACACCATTTTCATACGTCAAAACTTGATTAGCAAATTCCGAACGGATTTCATCATCACTCAAAAAATCCCCCATTTTCACCGCTTGCCCAGCACGTTCACCCAAAGTATAGCGTGTGAAACCAATGCCGATTGTGGGAATTTTCACGCTATCCAAATAAGCGTGATTACGTTTACCTTCCAGCCGTGCAATCAAATCAAAGCCTACATCGTCAACGTGCAAATCCTCTTTTACCACACGTGCGACCACTTCCGCAGCCGTTTCTTTCAGCATTTCAGCCATACTCATTCCTTCCCATTTTCCAAAACCTGTTTAACCGACTGATACATTTGCACCGCCGCACGCTGCTTTTCCGCACAGTCTTTATATTTGCCCACCGTATCCACCGCCCAAAAAATAACCGTCTCCCCACGCGTATCAGCCAACTCATTCAACGACTCACATTCACGCGACACATTCAACGGCATTTCAGGCAGCCTGAAATCAACGCTTTTTGATGAATGCGTTAAGTTCGCGCAAGCCGTCAGCGTTAAGGCAATCACGCTGATACACATCACTTGCAGCAATCGCTTCCATTTTTTCATAGACTTCCCCGAATGCAACGCACCCACTTCCAAAAACAACCAACAGCGCGCCCAATAAAACCGCTCCCAAAACATAATATTTTCGCATAACCCACCTTTCAGACAGCCTGAAAACTACCCAAACCAACGTCGCCACAAACGGCGCACTGAACGAGAACGCGCCAAAAAATAAACCGTCATACCCACATTCGCCGCCAGTTCGCTCAACTGCGGCACTTGTCCACGCGCTGTCAAAGCCAGCACCACCATAGCTGAGCCACCCAGCAACGCATAAGCAAACGCAAACGGCGAATACTTCACAAACTGCTTCGCACTCAAGCGGCACACACAGCTAACCACCACAACCGCCGCCGACACAATATTCAGCGCAACAAACACCAAATCCCAACTCATTTACGCCCCCTAGCCCAAACCATTACCCGTTCAAGCCACACATCAATCAAACGGCTAAACGCTTCCGAAATACGCGGCAATGCCCATTGCCAACCGCTACCAATCATCACAGGCACAAGCGGACGCAACACCCGAATTTCCTCTTCAAACGAATCCGCCAAATCAAAGTGATAAGCCAAATAGCGAATAATCACAGGCGACAAAGACCCAGCCAACAAAGTCCCCATACACACCGTAACCAAGCCATTCATGCGTGAAGAAACCTTGTTAAAGCCCAAAACCAAAAAACCAGAAAACGCCCCCAAAAATAAAGCGTCCAAAGGCATACCCAAAAACGTACCTACCACGCCAACTGTACCCACGTTCAATACATAAGCCGTTGTAGTCGTTTCCACACCACCACTCATAACCACTCCTAAACCCAAAACGGCTTAACCGACTGCGGCACATCTTCACGCGTGATACGGCGCAAATCCGAATCAGGGCGCAAACCAAAATAACGTGTAAATTCAAACTCAGCCGCTGCACTACGCTGCGCATCAAATACCTCCGCATCAGGCACAGCAAACGCCTGATGAAGCACCCATTGCAACAAATGCACATGATGAAAATCCAAAATTTCAGGCACATCATCATCAGCCACCAAAGGCACAGGCAAGCGATAACCCGACATCCACAACGTACCGTCATACACCGCCGCAGGAAACAACAGCAAATCCGTGTCCGTTAGAACCGCACAATCCACATCATCTTTCTGCAAACGGCGTTCTTCAGGCGACAATAAAGGCAACTGCACACGCGTCCCAGCACGTTCAAACACCGCACAATCCACTTCAAACACCCATTCAGGCAGCCTGAAAGAATGCTCCCCAGCCACAACAGGCAACGCCACATCAAAGCGATGAAGCAAACGCCCACGCACCGCCGCTTCCGCCAGCGCGTCATTCAGCCACATCAACACCTCATCATCAGACCAAAAATAAGGCTCAACCTTATCATTCGCCATCGTCCGAAAACGAGTAATCAAATCACGCACATTCATCTACGCCAACCCGAACTGGTCAATCAAACCACGCACTTCATTTTGAAGCACATTCAAAGATTTACGTTTATTCAAATCCACCGAAAAATGCTGTTTCGCAAATCCAGCCAACGCGTCTTTATCCATTTGCGCCACACTGTTAAACACATCAAAAGTTTCATCAAGCACATCATCTTTTGCCTTTTGCTGCGCTTGCGCCTGTGCTGACAGAGCTGCCGTGTCATCATCAGGCAACACATCTTTCAGACTGCCTTCCGTAAACAAATCTGAATGCATCAACAATTTACGCGCCGTCAAAAAATCCACCGCACGCGTTTGTTGCGGTTCAAAATACAAACCGCTATCGTACAAATGGTCATACCACACATCAGAACCAATAAACTTAACCGCCAAAACACTCATTCAAAATTCTCCCCAAACCATTCATAAACATAAAAGCCCATTAAAACAAAAACACCCTGAAAGGCGCGAACCTTACAGAGTGTTCCAACTTTTCAGGCAGCCTGAAAAATTATCGCCAGCAACGCCTACACGCAGAAGCTATTTTCAGGCTGCTCAAACATCAAAATAAATTACAACGCGCCCAGCAACTCGCCCTGTACCAACACAGAAACATCAGCCGCTTTCGCATTAGCCGCGCCTTTAATCGTCAAAACCAAATACGCATTTTTAGGCAACTTCAGCAACTTCGCCGATTCCGAACGTAAACGCGCCACCGCCGACAAAACCAAGCCCGAGCCAAAATAAGCCTTGTCTTGTGGCACAGTCACATCGTCCACACCGTCCGCATACACAAAACCCAAATCAGCCGTAACGCCAGAAGTCATCGCCGTTTTAACCAACACTTGCGCGTCGTCCAAGCGCATACATTCAGGCAATTCGCCCAACACCAATTCATCGTTTACTTTCAACGCGTCCACAGACGAACAGTTCAACGGCGCACCTTTCGCATTCGTTTTCAAATCAAAACAAAACACCGAAGTATTGCCATAAGGCGCACCATGCTGCGTCTTATCAAAATTCAAATAAATCATACAATCTCCCAAAAGGCAGCCTGAAAAAATCAAGCTGCCAAAATCAAATTACTGTTTCGCGCCAATGATAGGAACTGCCGTATCCACCACGGTTACACCGTAATCAGTCCACTGCATACCGTTACCCGTATCCACGTTAAAGCGCGTTTTCGCCACACCACGAATCATACCAATCAACAATTCCGCTTTATCGCCATGGTCAATATCCGTTTTTTCGCTCCAGAAGAAAGGAATAGATGATTGACGTGCCGCAGCAAACGCTTCCAATACCGCTTGTCCGCCCAAGATAATACTGCGGTCAATCGCAAATTTATCGCCAAACGAAGCAGGCACAAGCAATTCACTTTCAGTTTCGCTTTCGTATTCTTTGCAATACTTCAATTTATCGCCAGCATAAAAGCGAATAGGACGCGGCATTTTGATTAACAAAAAGCCATTCCGCTTCGCCCAAGAATAATGGGTGTTGGTTTGCTTGCGAAGCACGCGCCACCGCAGAAGCCTGTAATTGGCGGAATTTCGGGTCAGCCGAAAAACGATTGTATTGCGCAGGCGACATCAACCACACACGCAAAGGCGAATCCGTAGCCGCCTTATCGCCCTCAAATTGCACAATCGGCGGCGGTAAAGGAATTTGGTCCAGCACAGTACGCATACTATCCACCGTATCCATAGTGAACAAATCAGCTGAAGTGATTTTCATCTCACCAGCATTTTCCTGAACGCCTGTAACACCCGTACCCGAAGCCACAAAATGGCGGTTCTTCGTAGGGGCTTTCACAGGGTTTACCATTACTTCAGTAAATTTATCATGCCCTTCCGTTGGCACAACCCACTCAATATTGTTGTGATAACCACGCGCCCCAGCCATATGCACCAACAACGACTGGTCCGTATAACGGTCAGCTAAATTTTGCGCTACAGGGCGGCCTAATTTACGAAATTCCACGGGTGAGCGAATATCCGTCATCACATTACCCAAATCCACAGGAAAGCGCGCCTGATTCACACGCAAACGCGCTTCGTCAAGTTTCATGCCAACGCCTTTACCTTCTGCCACTTGAGAACCCATAATCGGAATCATGCTCACAGGTTGCAACAAGTTAAACTTCACTTCATCGCCCAAGCCTTTGCCCAAGTCCTGACAGCGCACAATTGGCATGTGTGCCGTAGTTTGCAGACGCAATGTTGCTTCTGCACCACTTGTCCCTTGTGGCATTTTACCTGCTAAGCGGTTCAATGTACTGTTACGCTGCATGTGCATCGTAAACAAGCCAGCCGCTTGTACTGTCATATTATCTTATCAGACAACGTATTTGGCACATTCGCCTTACCTTTATCAGCCGCAGCACTTTCCGCTTTCGCCGTTTCAGGCTGCGTGATTTCAGGTTTTGCCGTAGCCTGTTTAAAGCTCGTCAGCACATCAATCACTTCTTGCGCCGTGCCTTGTTTCAGCACTTGCTCAATCGCCACACGCATAAAACTAGGCTGCGCTTGCACCCAGTTAGACAATTCATTGCCAGCCGCAATTTTGTCCGCGTCAGGGTGTGCCGCCAAAATCGCCGCAAAGTGTTCTTTCTCTGCCGTTTCCTGTTCGCGCTGTTGCAAAGGCGATAACGCCTGATTCAAACGCTCATCAACCGACTTAAAGCGTTCATCAACCGATTTCATCACACGGGTTTCCACCTTCAAGTCAATCAGTTTCTGAATCCCTGTAGCCAATTCCTTTTCCGAAAAATCGCCAAACAACGCCGCCAATTCTTCTTCAGACAAACCACTTTCCGCTGCCAAATTTGCTGCCGCTTCAGGCAACTTATCCGCCACAGACGGCGGTTCAGTTTCCACTTTCGGCTGTGCTTGCGCCTGTTGCCACTGCGCCATTTGCGCTTTCAACGCTGCCACTTCATCACGCAACGCCTGATTTTCATCAATCACAGGAGGCGTTTCAGGCTGCTTTTTAGATTCAACTTGCGTCGTTTCTTCTGTTACAGATTCAGCCGCTTGTTCATCTGCTGTTTCTTCAGGCGCATTCATATCATCAAGTAATTCAGTTATTTCCGCACCGTTCATCATATCCAGCAAACTTACCGCATTTGCAGGGCTTAATTCCCCACCCAACTGCGCCACAAAATCATTCGGGTCCACACATTCCCTTTCATCAAAAAACCGCTCTCGCGTACAAAACCCATTATCAAGAAAGCACAAGTAAAAAGAAAACCTTACACACCAAACAAAAAAACCATACCCAAAAAAGGTATGGTTTTTCTTAAACAACACTTCAGGCAGCCTGAATATTTTTGCGATGTTCAATCATCTGCTTTGTCAATTCCGCAATACGCGCCTGACGTTCTTTCAACTTCGCCGCTTTCGCAGGCACAGACAAACTATTGTCCTTACGAATATGCGCCATATCCGATTTAATTTCACGGATTTCATAGCCTACCTTACGCTCATACGAACCTTGCAGTTTATCTGCACTATCGCCACGCAGCTTCACGCCCACCGCACCCAAAAGCGCACGGTTCAAGTCCTTATCTTCACCGCGATACGTTTTGCCCGTGTAACCCATTTTTTCTAAAGCGTCCGACAAAGCCGTGCCTTCAAATTGGTTTTTCAAGCCGTCTAAAACATTATTTGTGTGATACGAAAATGGCACACCCACGCTTGCAGGCAACCATTGTGCAGCCACCCATTTCGCCCGAATCGCCGCCTTTTCACTATCACTCATATAATCCTTAACCAACTCTTCGCCGCTAAACGTATCTTTATTAAACATCAATGCCGCCATATGGTTAATCGCAGGACCATTCGGCACAAGCCAGTTGGGCAAGTTCAAGCCCCCCATTCTGTTGCCCGTATCCGCAAAATCGCCCAAAGGCAAGAAGCGATAAATATCCAAGAAGACAGGTTTACCGTCATCATTCCACGGCATGCGAATTAACTTCGGCGTACCAAACGAAGTATAGCCTTGCTGATATTCAGGCATATATTCACGTTCCTTGTCTTCATCGCCCTTAACCCCTTGCGGCACTTCGCTGTAATCAAACAAGAACGTAGTCGCATAATTACGCGCTTCATTCACAGACAAACCACGTTCACGCGCGTCCTTGAATAAAGCCAAGCGGAACACTTCATCTTCCAAACGATAAGCGTCTTGCATTTTGCCACCGATTTTAGACACCACCGAACCCGTTTTCTTGTCCGCCCATTGCAACAAATTCGTTACATAGCCGTCCATCACTTCGCCGTCCGTGCCATTCAAACCGATAAACATTTCCAACACACTGCCAGCGTCCACCGCTTCGCCCACCAAGCCCACTTGCAACGCTTCACGATACAACGTGTCCTTATTGCGAATCGCACGAGCCGCCGCAGGCAAATGTTTCAAGCCCCCAGTAGCCGTCATCATCGCAATATTACTCATCACATTATTCACATGCGCCACAGGGTTATAAACCGTTTTCGCCGTTTTCCACCAACCCAACATACTGCGCCAAATTTTTTGCAACGCACTGTCAATATAGAATTGCTGCTGCAACTGATACGCCACATCAGGGTGCACCCACATACCAGCCAACGCCCCATAGCGCAACACACCGCCCGTGCCAGCAATCGGCGTTTGCGGCAACTGCACCCAACCGTCCACAGCCGTCTTGTTAGACAACTTATCGTCTTCCGCTACACGCTTAAACAGCATACCTTTCGCAATATCCGCTTGCGTTTTCACATAACCTGAAGTAAAGCGCAAATATGCGTCCCGAACCTCACCCATTTGCTGACGTTCTTCACGCGTATAGTCGCGCCACATCAACACCTTGCCAGCGTTTTTGCCCTTATTGCCAAAGTCTTCACGCAACTCAAAGCCCATTTTTTCATAACGAGCCTGTTCCGTTTTATACACCGTTTCAAAAATGCCACGCCCTTTCAAATGCTGCCCGTTAATCGCCTTACCCAAATCCCCACGCAAAGCACGTTGAAATTGACGGTTCATCTTCACCAAATTCGTATTGTCAAACAAATCCATTTTGCGGTTATACAAACGCGGCAAATACGTTTCACGGAAACGCTCCGCGCTGTCTTTTGGTAACATACCCAAAGCCACCAAATCATCAGATTGTTGCGACAACACCGCGCGTATTTGTTCAGCCGCCGCAGCCAATTCAGGCGATACATCAGCCCCTTCAGGCAATTCCTTTTCCAGCACATCAGAAAGCAATTTGCGTTCAGCTTCAGAAAACGCCTTACCCTTATCCGCCAAATCATAAGCCGTTTGCCCAGCCATATTCAGCGAAGCACGGAAATCACGCATATAAGTATTGAAACTATCCGCATAACCATTTGCCATTTTCACTTTAGCAAATAAAGGCTTCAGCGCATTTTCCAAACCATGATAAGCCGCCAAGCCAGCCGACAATTCCCCCATTTCATTAAACAAAGGCTGTTCTTTCGCAGGCAGTGTTTTTGTCCACGCCTGAAAACCCTTGCCCATTTTCTTCGCCGCCGAGCTAACCGCCGCTTTCGTTTGCGACTGTTTTGCTTTCAAAGCAGCAGGAAGTTTGGAATGAGAATTATCCGCACGGCTGAAACGAATATCGTCATTGTTGCTATCGAATGCGCCTGTATTGTCGGTTGCGGATTTGATTTGGTTAGGGTTGAAAGCAACTATTTCTTGCGCCTCTAAATATAACACCCCATCAAATCCTAAGTCTTTTAAATATGAAGTGAATCTTGAAGCATAATCTCCAATAACCTTAAATCTTGAGTCAAATCCAAATTCTCTAGCTTCAATCGCATCGAATTCATCTAGACCCAATCTCGCATTTAAATAATCAGCAACTTCCTGTGCTGAGTTAAATTGACTTGGGATAAATGGTGTTTTTACATTAGCAAACAAACCCATAACATTATTTCCGTAACCCTCAGAAGTGCGTTTATTTTGGGATAAATAAAAACCACGTCCACGCAATCCTTTATCAGTAGCACTACCTATTTTCTCTTTAGAAAATGCTGTAAAGTCATTTTTTGTCCCATGATAAACCATCAATGGTTCGCCCGTTTTAGGGTTTACAACTTTAGAAGCCGATTCAGGATTATTTTCCCAATCGCCAAACCATTTTTTAAATTCAGGCGTGCGAACTTGCACCCATTGGCGATAATCCAATTCAGTTTTACCATCCGCTTTCGCCTGTTTGTAAGCCGCTTCACCGCCCAATTCTTTCTCTGTTTTATCAAAAGAGGATTCAGGAATATTCTCATTCAGGCTGCCTGAATTTTGGTTAAATTGGGTACCTTGATATTGACTTAAATCCGCTTCAGTTTTAATATTTTTTTCAGAAAGGTAATCTTTCCCCGAAAGTGACGTACGCAGTTCAGAAAGCAGCTTGCTGTTTTCTGATGAGAGCGAGAAGTTTTCAAGGAAATGATTACCTTTTTCCACGTTCAGGCTGCTATCAAAATTCCCACGCACCACATTCAGCAAATCAAACACATCAGCATCCGAAAAACTTTCAACAGGTTTGCCCAACAGCTTCGTAAAAATCGCACGCAAGCGTTGTCCCACTCGTTGCAATAAGCCACGAATGTTTTTCTGCATAATCACAGGCACGCTCACACCGTAATAATCACGAATGCCGTCATAGCTCCCCGTTTGCTGTGCCGCAAACAACTCAACCAACGCCTCTTCAGTTGCCACAGCAGGGTCGTGAGCAGCCAAGTCAGCAATCTCCAAATCCTTGCCAGAGCGTTTTTGGCGAATGGCATTAGCCAAACGGCGAACCGTAGGATTATCAAATGCTTCACGCATAGCTGCACGATAATCTTCAAAGCCTGTAACCGAAACACCACAATGTCCTAACTCATGCCAAGCTACCCACACAGCACGTTCAGGCGACAAATTCTCCGCTACCAAAACCACACTATCCGTTTTCGGGTCATACCAACCCTCTACGCGGTCAGAAATCAGCTTGCTAGAATGCTCAGGCGCACTTTCCATAGCAGAAGCCACGCGCACACGGTCAGCATGTTCACCCAAGCTATCCGTTAAGGCAGCCTGAATTTTTCCTACCTGCTCACGCGACAATTCAGAGATATGATTGACAACATCATCAGGCGAGAGTACATTTTGCTTTAAGCCTTGATTTGACTTTTCTGTGGGGAATTGGACCCCGAAAGATGTAAGCACTTCAGGGCTTTTTCTATTGTTCACATAACGCAGCAAACCCTTTTTCTGCCAAGCATAAAAAACAGCACGCGCATTATCTTTACCATAGAGACTGGCAACCTTATTCACTTGGTTATATCCATTTTTCTTGTTCAAATGAATAGCCGTCAAAACAGGGTTATTTTTACTATCACGTAATTCTAGCAATGCAATCAATCCATCAGTTTTAGAATTAAACACCGCTAAAGGTTCGTGCAATTTATCAGGCACTTGCGCCAAAATGTCGCTACTGATTTCATGGTCATTAGCGTTACGGTTCCCCACAATTTGGAATAATTTTTTAGGTTCAACAATACGCAAAGGCAGTTGAGGCGCACCCAAAGCAGTAAACACAGCAGGTGTGTTGCCCAAATCAATCGGCGCATTAGGAATGTAGCGAGAGCCATTTTCAATGTGTTCAGCCAATCGTTTCAGCGTTCTGCTTGCTTGAGTGATAACATCTTGATTATCCTGATTACCACGACTAAACCGAATATCAACATTAGCAAAATCAAACTGCCCATTGTTATTGATTGCCGATTTAATATTCGTAGGCGCAAACACAGTAAACACAGTCGCAGGTTTTGTTCTGCCGTCATTTTTACCTGTTGCAGTATCAATCACATTATCAAATCGTGTGCCGTCAAATCCTTTTTCTCGCGCATAAGCCGATAAATCTTGCGTATTATCAATTCCACTTTCAGGCGGATTAGGGAAGTTATCCCACTCATTGCCTTTGAAATCAGAAACAGACAATTCACGCAAATTCAAGAATAGTGCCATAGGTTCACGCAGCGCAGACGTTCTTTCATCTCTGCGTTTCCAATCGCGCGACTGCATATAAGTTTTCGCCACGTCCAAATCAGGCGTGAAGAAAAAACCAGCACCAGCTTTAGCCGAACCCGTATTCAATCCGTCTTGACTAAACGCATAAAATTCATCAGGCGTACCGTGGTAAACCACAAGCGGTTCGCCCGTTTTAGGGTTTACAACTTTAGAAGCCGATTCAGGATTATTTTCCCAATCGCCAAACCATTTTTTAAATTCAGGCGTGCGAACTTGCTGCCATTGTTCAAATGTCAGTTCCGTTTTACCAGCTTGTCGCGCTTCGCGGTAAGCAGCTTCTTTCACAGGGTCAGGCTTAGTCGCTTCAGTCATTGCAGCCATATCAGCTTGCATCCAAGCCCAAACATACGCTTCGGAGTCAGATTCCAATTCTTCAGCAAAGTTTTCAATAGGATTGTTCTCTGCCCATTCAGCAAAAGAAATACCTTTCCTGCCACGAGAGTAGCGAACCCCATCATTTTTCAGACTACCTAAAACTCCATCTTCACGCGATTTAACCATCGTCTTAACTAGGGCAGCTCCTTCTTGCGTTAAACGATAATCTCGCCCAGTACTCGAAGCCACTTCGCTAATCAACCCAGCATTCAATAACGCTTCAGTTTCTTGTGATTTGAAGAACGCACGTTCGTCAAACACTTGCCCACTCTTCACTTGCGCATTGGCGTGTCGTTGGAATTGCTCAAGCAAATTACCTTTCTCTAGGCGCGACAATATCCCTGCCAATTTATTAATTTGAGCAGCATTTATTTGGCGGAAATCATAATCACCATGCCCATAATCCACTTGCTCGCCTTTTTCAATGGCATTTTTCTGCTGTGCTTTAACGCGCTGCATAAATTGATTTGCCGCTTCCGCCATGAGCTTTTTATCTAGCTGTTGGGATTGTTGAGAAACAGATGTTTTCAGGCTGCCTGAAGTACTATTTTTAGGCTTGTAATTCAAATAGTTCTGCAATATACTAGCCACATCTCCTGAATAAAGTTTCCCGCGCGGCTCGGATGTTTTCACATCAGCGGCGGAGTCACTGTTTAATCCAGTAAGAGCTTTATTCAGGAGGTTTTCTTTTGTGATAACACTATGCAAATACAAACGCTGAGTGTTCATATCCTTACGAACCAACGCCGTAACGATATTTTCTTCTCCCAAAACTTCAACAGGTGCAGAGATAAAATAACTAGTCATACTAGTATGCGTTGTTTCCGCAACTACTACACCCTTCTCAATCACAGAGGGGATTGCTTCAAAAGTCATAGCCTTATCAGGACTTAATCCATGTGCAAGGCTTGATTTAACTGATTTATTATTCAGCACCACTTCCCCAATTTCAGGATTAACAGCCTTACCACCAGCACGTTCAAAGAGCTTAATCGCCCATTGCTTCAATAAAGCCGTAGCTCTAGGTGCAGTTCGTTCTTTAATCGTATAGACAGGCTCACCTTGTAAAACTTCTGCTTTTCGTGCAAATTCAGTTTCACTTTCTTCAACCTTTTTCAGGCTGCCTACTTCTCGTCCGCTTCCATTTTCTTCAGTGCGATTTCCATTGCCTGACGCGCTTTCGGGTCGTGTTCCAGCTTCATCAACAGCCGAATCAACGCCTGAGTTTGCTGAGCCTGATTGTTTTCCTGATTGCTCGAATAAATCAGATTGTCCACTTGATTGTTCACGTTGCTCATTGATTACCCTTTCCAAAAGTTGTTCACGGCTAGGCACATTGCTTTTGCCAAACATATCTGCCTGATTTGGGTTACCCAAATCACGCACCGCCGCATAATACTGTTGAATTAAAGAACGAATACGCTTCGCACTACGCACATTCTCGTCCATAAACGCCAACAGCTTACGCGACACCTCACTCAAATTTTCCCCAAACAAGCCAAACTGCGCCAAATAATCAGACACATTGCCACCGTTTGCCTTAATCTGCTCAATCAAATCCGCCGCCTGCATTAAATCATCAGCAATATCCAAATTGTGAATTGCCCCAGCTTTAGCGTCCGCTTTCGCCTCCGCAATTGTGCTGCTTGCCTGTGTTAGCGCATTGCCCACATTACGGCTTTCCTGACGAGTGCTATCAATCAAACGGCTCAAAGTTGGGCTATCCCCATAAGCACGGAATAACATCGCATTTTCCAAACGGCGCAAACCCTCACGGCTCAACATACCATTAGCATCTTGCAACGCCGCACGTTGGTTCACAGGAAACGCCCCCACAAAATCCGCAATCGCTTTACGGTTCGCGCCAGTATTCAGGCTGCCCGAATCATCAAACTGAAACGCCGCCAAATCAGGCAAACGAGTAGCGTCCGTTTTCGCCAATTCCAAACTACTCATCTGCAAACCACCACCCTCATTAGAAGCAATCGCCGCCTGACGAATATCCACATTCGGGTTTTGCAAACGGCGCACCAACACAGGCTGTTTAAACTGCCCCACCTGCTCAGGCGTGAAACCATATTTACTCGCGTCCTGCGCCAAAGCCACACGATAATTCTCCGCGCTACCCTGTTTATAAGCCTGTTTAATCGCCGCCACACGACCATTCCCACCAATCACCGTATCACCGTCATTTGCCAACGTAGGCGCACCATAATCCATCATTGGACTATCGCCCAGCTTACGGTAATCCAAATTATCCGCAATCGCCTTAACCTGCTGCTCACTGCCTTGTCGCGTTCTATCGCGGAACTGATTATCCGCCTTACCAATAGTCGCGCCCAAATCATCAGCTTCACGCAATTCCCAGTCCGTGTTTTCATATTGCCCACCAATATCTACGCTGCCTGAAGAGCCTTTTTGCACCGCGCCATTCGCATTACGCGCCTGTTGCAACAATTCAGCTTGTCCCATTAAAGGCGTATCCCAACCATTCGCACGGCGGTAATCCTGCGTTTTCTTCGCCAAGCGACCAAACACATCACGGCTTTCAGGGTTCTTCGCCAAGAACTGATTTAACTCAGTCAAAGCAGAGCGCACAGAATCAGGATAACGACCAGTCATGTTTTCTTGTCCAGCTTCCGAACGCAATTCCATATCCGCATAATAATCAGCCGCAGTTTCCATAGCCGACTGAATATTTTTAGGCAGCCCATTAAACGCCGAGCGGTCAGATTGAGATTGTCCGTCTACACGCGCAGCCGACAACAAACCACGCAACTGCGACACACGACCACCAGAAGAACCGTTGTGATTATTGTCACCGCCACTCAAACGAGAACGGTCAATTTCAGGCAACGCCACCGATTTCAACTCATCAACAGCCGAAGACAAAGCATCAGCATTCTGCGTATCCGTTTTAATCCCAGTCGCAGCCTGAAAAGCCCCACCGTCCACAGCAGCCACAGCAGCAGCCGACAACACACCGTCATCAGCATTCAAACCCATTTGCACAGACGGCTTCACATGTTCAACCACATCAGCAGCAGCCTGATTAACAGGCACAACAGAGCTGCCCATTTGTTCATCAGAAGAAGACTGGGTAACAGGCACATCACTTGCCATAGGTTCAGCAGACGATTTATCTGCAGAACCCACATCACTCAAAGGCGCGGCACTATCCACATGAGCCGTTTCAGCTGCTTGTGTTGTAACTTGCCCCTTATCCGATACCGCATTATCTACCGCTTTTTCTTGCCCCAAGCGACTCAAAGCAGCCGAGCCAGCCGCCATAGAACCACCCATAGCAGAACCAGACAGCACACCCATTACAGCCGCTTCAGATAAACCGTCCGACCAATCTTTACCAATCGCCACATTTTGAATAACCTGTTCCGAAACAGACTGCGGCAACTCTTCCAACAAACCTTCCGAAATCACACCCTTAGCCAACGCCTTAGCGATAGACTGTTCCCCATCTGCCACTTTCAGGCTGCCTGAAGCCAAAGCCGATTCCACATCAGCCACACCCAATTTCTGTGCAGCCTTACCACCAATCAAACCCAACGCACCCGTAGCCAAACCGCTGCCAGCTGCCAACATCGCCTGACGATTAGACAAACCGCCCGTTTCTTGCTGAATTTGCGCCCCAGCCTGAGCCGCGCCAATCGCGCCCTCACCAATCGCGCCACCCAAAGCAGCCGAAGTCGCATCACTCACACCAGCGCGAACCAAAGCCCCACGAGCCAAACCACCATACGCGCCACCAACCGCCATACTAGGCAAACTTTCCGCCACCGAACCACCAATCGTGTCCAGTGGGTGTGCCAACGCAGCCTTAGCAGTATTCCAAAAACCCTTAGCTTCATGTACTGCCTGATTATTCGCCTTAAACTCATCAGAGCGAGCATCCCCTAATTTTTGAGAAAGCTGTTCCGTTTTCGCCAAAAAGCCCTTGTCGTTATCGCGCAAATACTCACGCGACATATTCCCCTTTTCATTATTCAAGCCCAGCCAATTAGCCGTCATATCTGAAGCCGCAGCAAACGCACTAGGCAAATCCGCCGTGCCTTTCGCTACAGACAAACCCAAATCACGCGCCACATTGCCGTCAGAAGCAACCTGTTCAGGTTTCTTCACATCACTTGAAGCAGCCTCATAATCACGCGCCCAAGGTTTCACATCAGCCGAACCATTATCAGTTTGTACAGGCGCAGAAAAATTTTGTTCCCAAGGTTTCAATTCACTCATTACGCTTTCTCCCAGCTTTTTTCATCATTTGGATTACCGCCCTTAAAGCGATAACCCCCAACCACTTCCCCTGCTTTAGGCGCAGAAACCGCCGCAGGCTCACGATTTAAAATAGATTTCCCAGTTTTCAAATCCACCACATCATCTTGCTGAGTAGCCACACCGTCTTTACCCACCACATCACGCGAAATCTTCACAAACTGCTTCGCATTAAACCCAGTGTCTGCACGCGCAGCAGGTTCTTTATAATTCCCATTCAAAGCCGCAATCTGTTTCGCAATCTCCGTTCTCGCCCCATCATCTTTCGCTGACAAATAACCATCTTGCAGCAAGCCCAAGCGTTCTTTAGAAGCTAAATCAGGCGCGACCTTACGCATATCAAAACCAAGCTGCGCATTAAACTGCCCCTGTTTCTGCGCCAATTCCGCATTAAAGCGTCCATTCTGTGCAGCCATATTCAAGCCTTCGCGCTGTAATGCCGCCTGTTGCTGCAACATTTCACGCTGCAACGCCACTTGATTATTGTCTTGCTGCATATTCGCTTTCGCTGCCAAATCCGCCGCCTGTTGTTCACGCGCCAAATCATTCTTCCGTTCGCCTTCAATCAAGCTACGCGCCAAGTTCAACTGATTAGCTGTCAGTTGCCCATTCTGCGCCCCTTTAAACGGCGTTAAAGCCTTGCTCAATAATTCACGGTATTCCTTGCTTGCTGCCTCATTACTGCCAAAAGAAGCCACAAAAGGCGAAGACTTACTGCTCATATTAAGCCCGTTAAAATTCAAACCGCCCACCGCAGGCGCAGCAGAAGACGTATCCGCAGCAGGATTGACACGAGAAGACACATTACTCGCATCACGCTGGCGAACCGCCGCCACAGCCGTCTGATTTTTTGCCAACTCATCACCATTCAAATAAGGTAACTGCGCACGCTCAGTCGTTTGCTGACCCACAGAAGCAGACGGCGCAGCAGTTGCCGCAAATTTCGCAGTTGCACGAACCGAACCATTCTCAGCAGGTTTGTCATCAGCACCAAACAAACCAGCCCCAAAACCAGCCAAGCCCTTACGCACGCCGTCATAAGCCTCCCCCACCGCCTTAGCCGCAGGAAACACCGACTTATTCAAAGCCCTCTCATACATCTCCCCCAAAGCCCGACCCGTACCACCAGCCACGCCACGAATAGAAGTTCCCAATTCCTTAGCAAAATCCCCTTCCTTGCGCGCTTGTCTAATTTCCCCAGCAATCCCATTCATATAATCCGCCGTCCGACTTTCAAACGGCTCATCAGCCCCAGCTTTCACAACCGCACGCGTACCGCCAAAGCGCATAGCCCCAGCATGCACGCCATCTTTATCCTCTTGCACCACACCCCCATTCGCAAAAAACAGTCCCAAACCCAAGCCATTTTTATCCACCACAGGTTGATGCGTTTTCTCTTTCAGTTGGTTCAACACCGCCACCCCCAAACCATGCACCTGTTCAGGCAGCAAAACCGTTTCCCCATTACTCACATTCACAGGCACATTCCCCTGTTTCAACGCAACCGAACTATCCGCAGGCAAGACATACGAACCACCAGGCAACGCCATTTCCACATCATCACTCGTACCATTTCCTTTCCCCTTAACCGTAAAACCATTATTCACAGCAAACACTCCCCAAAAAAAATAAAACCCATTATCCAAAGCCAAAGCCCACAGCGCGAACCCTACAACCCACAAAAAAGGCAGCCTGAAAAAATCAAGCTGCCCAAAAAAAGCACATCACAAAACCAACCCAAACAACCGCCGATTCACACACACCGACTGCCCACTCATACCCGACACACCAGCCATAACCCCAGCCTGACGTTCAATCAACTGCCCTTGCGCTGTACCCAACACCCAACCATTCTCAGCCAACCAAGCCGCCACAGGCAAACCACCACTAACATCAGGCACAACTTCCGCAGGTAACAACACCCCACTCCCAGCCACAGGCGACTTCGCACCCGACCAAACAAATTGCATACCAGCCAAATCCGAGCCACTCAAAAACACCACCCCAGTAGATTGCCCCACCCACAAACCACCTTCCACCGCCACCACAAACGAAACACGCTGCGGCAGTTGCACAAAATCAAACCGCGCATCATGCCAATGAAACGCCAACGACTGCGAAAAATACAACACATTCTTCCGCGCCACCACCAAACGACCACGCCACACCTGCAAAAACAACCCAGACGGCATAGGCAACATAAACCCATTAACCGCCGCCCGACCCAACACAGGCATAGACACCACCGACACCACCCCACAATCCAACGCATAATCCCCCAACTTCAACAACTCCCCACCATTGCAAGAAGTCATATACACACGCGCCCCCGTAACCGACTTATCCAAGCACAACGGCAAAGAAAACGACAGCCCACCGTCCACCACATCAACCGAAGCTAATTCCGACAAACCACCCTCCAACTCATCACGCAACCAAGCCACTGCCAAACCATAAGACCCAGCCGACAAAGAACCCGAAGCAGGCAACACCAACAACGCAGGCGGCGTATCCAAGCCCAACGGCAGCACACGCACACCATCATAAACAAACACCCCACGCCCACAAGACAACACCACCCGATTATTCAACACCACACAACACACCGAGTCACTACCCACATCATCAAGCAAAGCACGAAAATCACCCGAAGCCACATCCAACACACCCCAGGCCTTGCCCAACACCGCAAACACATCACCATGTAAAGGCGACTGCCACACATCACGCACAGGCAAATCCACCATCTTCTCAAAGCCCTGCCGCAAAGACAAACGCCCGTCCGACAACACGTCCACATTATTCACATCACGCACAAACCAACCACCCTCACGGCGCAGATTATCCACACGCGATACCACATTCATACCCAACACAGGCAATAAAGCCAATTCAGACACTACTTGCACCCTTTCTAAACATATCCCCAAAACCATCAGGACGAATCACACGCGCCGCCAATTTCACATCAGGCACCCCCAAATCAGACAACGACCAACCAGCAGCAGACACACAATCCACTACCACATCATCAACAGAGCCAGCCACAGAAGACACACGCAAACGCAAATCAAAGTTCTCAATATCATACTCACACACAAAAACATCAAACCCCACAACGTCCACCGCACGGCGGAACAACCCCACCACAGCCGAGCCAAACACCGCACAATCCACCATTTCAGGCAACACAGGCAACGGAAAATAAACCGCCAACGACTGTGGCATATAACTCAACCCACCGCGCGAAAACCCCAAAGCCAACGAATCAAACCCTCGCGGCGTAATCTCACGCACCCACAAAGCCACCACAGGCAAGCCAACCGCACCCACATCAAAACCACGCAGCCCAATCGAATTATTCAGCTCAACAGGACGAGAAACCACAGGCTTGCCCAACGCAGCACCCTCCACAGAATCAAACACCTCAACCGCAAAAGAACCGTCCCCAACACCCGTCCAACCCAAACGCAAAGACTGAAAACCAGCCGCAAAAATATAACGCGTACTCAACTCAACCAAAGCCGAACCAAACTTCAACCCATTCAAGCCAAAAGAGCACACCGAATACACACCACCCACAATCCGCAACCAAACAGAGCCAACCCCTTTATCCCCAGCCCATACCAACTCATCATCAACCACACGCCAATTCACATTCCCATGATTACGCACCGCCTGTTCCGAAGCGGGCGCACACCAAATCGTATGCGGCGACAAACTCGGCACACCCAAAGCCACAAAATTCCCAGCAGACTTCACAGGGACAACACGGCGCGACAAAGCAACAGACGGCACGCCCACATCATCAAAACCAATGCCCACGTCCAACACCACAGAACCACACCAAACATCAGGTTTACCCAATTTTAATTCAGAGCCAACCCCAGCAGGGCGCAACACATTATCACGCACCACAGGCTCAGGCACAGCCAACAACACATCATCAACCGAATCAGGATAAACCACACGCGAATAATTCACAGGCGTAGTCAAATGCCACACATTCGCCAAACCAAAGCCCAGCGACAACCCCCCATTCACCCCAATCCACTTCGTCCGCCAACCCACAAACGGCACAGGCACAACCCCACAATCCACACCTACAGGCTGCACAAACGAACGCAACAAAGCCACCGACGGCGTACCCAGTTCCGCCATATCCCGACCAAAGAACCCCAACTCAGGCGTAACATTCCGCACCTCAGCCCAACCAAACCAATCCCTATGCGACCACTTCGGCTGAAACCCATTAAAAAACACACGCGTTTCAACCAACCCAAATTTCAAACTCTCCCAAGACAACGGCGCAATAAACTGTAAGCTATTGAATATCACATGATTAGACAATACAGCAGACGGCACAATTGCCCCAAACACAGCCAACTCACGCACCGCGTCCGCCACAAACGGCACACCCAGTTCCGCAAATTCCACCGCCCCAGCAAAACGCACAAAACGATTACGGTTCAACACATCAGGCAGCCTGAAAACAACATCATCAAAACCAACAGGCGCAAGTACCCGAGCCGCATTATGAACCACCGACCAACGCGACAACCCAAACAGCACAACCCCAGTAGGCAAAACAGAGCGCACCCTATCCGCCACCAAAGCCGAACCCACACCCAAACCGTCCCAGCCCACAGGCGAAATCACACGCGCCCCATTGCGAACCAAATGCAAAGGCAGGCCCACAGGCTCAGCAATCCCCACAACAGCCAACACCCAATTACGATTAGCCACCGAAGTCCAGCCTTGCCACACAGGCGGCGCAAGTCCAGCCAAATCATCATGCACCTGAACAATAAAACGCCGCATTAACTTCACATCAGAAAAGCCAAAATTATCTACATCAGTAAAGCCATACAACGACACCACACCCAAACGATTAAACACCCCAGTCAACCCAAAGCCCAAACCGTCCACTCCCAGCAAGCCCTCAATCAAAGACCGCACAGGCACAACACGCGACCCAAACTCAGAAGCCACAAAACCCACAGGCGCAACCACACGAGCTCCCCCCACCAAAGGCATAGCAGAGTCAAAAGCCAACACCCCAACAGGTTCAACCACACGCCGCCCAAAAGACACCCACGGCACACCAGCAGCAGCCACATCAAAGCCAGCCGAAGCCACATCACGCCAAGCCAAAGACACCCAAGCAGAACCCGTTTCAAAAGCAGACACCCCATTCACAGCCAAATCGCGCGAATAAAAATCCACCGTAGGCACACCCAAATCAGGCGCATACACATTACCCGTGAACACAAACCGATTCGCATTCACCACCACAGGCTGCCCAGCCGCCACAGAATCAAACCCACTAGCCGACACCAACGGAAACTTAGACACCCCCGCCGAGCCAAAATCAGACACCAAACCCATGCCCACCACATACTCACGCACCCAATCCGACACCCAAGCAATCGGCACATACTCACGAGACCAAGCCACCCCCTCAGGATAAACAGAACGCACCCACAAAGCCACCGCGGGCTTACCACCAGCAAAACACTCCCAGCCAGCAGACACCACATGATTATCCGCATTACGCACCACCGCCCAACGCGACACCACCGCAGAATACTCAAGCTCAGCCACACGCAGCGAACGATTACGATTAACCACCACCGTATCGCCAAACACCCCAGCATTGTCCACAATAGAACGCGGCAACACACACGCCTCACGCAAATCAGCCAGCCCAAACACCGACCCATTCACACCCAAAGGCACAACCGACTGACGATAAAACGACACACGAGAAAACCCAAACGCCGCACTATCCCAGCCCTCAAACAAACCACCGCCCAGCTTCGCCAAGCCAAAAGCAGCACTATCCCAACCACGCGACAAAACAGAACGATTGCTCACATAAGCAGAGCCAAACACCAGCGACCCAAACCCAGAAGCAGCAGTCCATTTCAGCAAAGGATTACGCACCAAAGCCAAGCCAAAGCCCGACAAATCCCCACCGCCAATTCGATAAACCTCATCACGACCTAACAATGGCTCACGCACCGCCAAAGCATCAAAACCCCAAGACGCAACAGAACGCACCGCAGATGCCACCAAAGGCATACCCACAGCAGCAGAATCAAAAGCAGCCTGAAAAACAGGACGGCGCGAAGAAAAAACCGCCAAACCACGCACCCAAGCATTATCAGACCAAGCCGATTGCCAATAATCCCCCTGCCAAGACACACCAACCGCATTAAGCCAACCACGCGGTTTCGTCTCATCAACCCAATAAACCGCATCGCCCGATTGCAACGAATCAAACGGCAACGGAAACACCGACCGCACAGGCAAGCCCACATCAGCGCGCAAACCAAAATCCACCGAATCAAAGCCCAAAGCCCTAATCATCTGATTACGGTTTACCAATTCAGGCAGACCAACTTCCCCAACACCCAACACAGAATAACGGTCAAAAAACGCAGCATCTACAGGGATATTCACCTCCCCATTCGCCCAACCAATCTTCCCACGGTATTCATAGCGCACCCAAAACGGCACAGAAGCAGGCGCAACCACACACACTCCACCGCCCATAAACGGCACACCCAAAGCCGAGCAATCCGCCCCCGCAGGCACAACATCACGCACCCGTTCAGACACACGCCCAGTCCAGCCCACAGCAGACACATCAAAACCACTAGGCGCAAGCAAGCGGCACATAGACTCCACACGCCCAACGCCCCAAGCAGACGCACTCAAGCCAATCCCAAACACCGACTGACGAGCATTAAAGATTTTCAGGCTGCCAAAATCCGACTGCCCAAACCCACGCGGCAACACAAAAAACGGCGTAACCACAGGCGCGACCATAGCAGACGCACTCAAGCCAACAGGTAACACCGACTGGCGCACATTCCGCACCGAGCCACGCCCAAAGCCCAGATAATCAGAGCCACGCAACGACAGCACAGAATTTCGATTACGCACCGCAGCCCGAGAAACAGCAGCCACATCAAAGCCAACAGGGGAAACAACCCAATCCCACAACCAAATTTCAGGCAGCCCAACTTCAGCCGAATCAAAACCACCTGAAAAAACAGAACCAGCTTCAACAGGCACATCAGACCCAAAATAAAAATCCAACGCCACATCAAGCGAAGCCAATCCCGAAGACACCGACAGAACAAAGTCCAAGTCCCCGTCCAACGCCACCGAAGCCACGCCCACATTGTCCACATGCGGCACACCCATCACAGGCGTAGACAAACCAGCAGGCGCAACATCGCCCAAGCCCACATCAACAGCACCAAAATCCAACGCCACATCAAGCGAAGACGGCACACAAAAACCCCGCAAAACAAAGTCCTGCAGGGTTACCAAAGCAAACACATCAGCCATAATCATCATACCGTAATACGGTCAATCACCTGAGCATTAAAATCAGGCGCAACATCATTATCCAAACACACCATAAAAATCTCATCACCGCGAGCCGTCAAAACAGGGCAAGAATAAGAGCCGTCCGAAGCACTCACCGTCTCCCCAATCAACTTGCCCGAACTACGCTGATAAGCCAACACACGACAACCAGCAGCAGGTTTTTTCACCACATCAAACACCGTACCACGCGCAAAAAAAGGCACAGACTGCACACAATACAAACGCAAAGGCTCAAGAAAACCAATCAAATTAAAAGACGAAGAATTTTCAGGAAACCACCCAAAAGGCGCGTTATAGCCAGCCACATTATGAAACACATACACCACACTATTAGGCAAAAACAACACATTCAAAACATTCGTCCCGCTCGCCTCCGCAGAAACCAACGAAGCCCCATTAGCAAAAGAAGAAAGCCAATAACCACCGTTACTATCACTCCCGTTCTCGTCCGTATGGACAAACAAAGATGGCGCAGCAGAAACCGCCAAATTACCATAGCCATTCTGATAAAAAGCCCCATTAGCATTCACATTGACACGAGACCCATCAAACAACGCAGAAGAAAACGCAAAACCACTATCCGCCGAAAAAGCCGCACCACCAGCACCAGAAGCCCCGTCAGCCATCCACATATTCGGCACAGAAAAAGTCTGAAAGTGGTCGCCAATATAAACATAAGACCGCGACACAAAATAAGCCCCAGCCAAATCATTCAACTTTGCCAAGCCATCACCAACCGCACCAAACACCAGTTCCGTGTCAGATAACGCATAATGCAGCAATTTATCCTTGCCAATCTCACCACTATAAAGCATCTTCATTTCAAGCTCCCATCAGGATTTTCATTCGCCCAATAACCCTTGGCTTCAAACCACTCCTCATATTCCGCCCACAACTCATCAGGATTTTGAGAAGCCGCATACGTCATAGCCGCACGAAGCGAATCACTGCCCGTTCCACCATTCTCACGCACAAACATCTGAAACGGCGGCAAGGCACAAATCTTATGCCAATCACGCTTCGGCACATTCATCGTAATCGGTTTAGGCTTAATACCACTCACATCAATACGGATAGGTTCGGGTTTATTGCTCATTTTTTACCCTTTTTCAAATATCTAAAAAACCATCTTTATGAACAAACAAATCAAAACGCTCACGCAAAAAATCATCATGGAATACAATTTTTCTAGCCAACCACTAACGGTCCGACAAATTCGCACCCATTTAGCCGCATTCCCAATACTTGCGGGGGCAACAATTTGCGTATCCATAGCCAACCTTAAAACAAAACAAACTCCATTTTCAGACAGCCTGAAACAAAGCGCGAACCCTACAAAAAAAAGCCGCCCGATAAAGGCAGCTTTTACTCAACAACAATCACACACGGAAAATCTTATTTACACCATTCACAATGTTCATCAAGGCTCGCAACACCCCAACCGCCTTACGGCTGCTGCCGCTTTCACGACAGTTCAGACTATATCTTCATCTCAAAAGAGAGTTTGGCATTTCGGATAGCTTTATCCTACGGCAAAAGCCTAGTCGTTGAACCTTACCCATTTTAAAGGGTCTTGGCTGCTGATTGTCTAATCCGATTCGTTTTCAAGCATTCACGCCTACCGTTTCCAGTTACGTTGTAGCCAATCGGCTCTAAAGAGTTTCCAGCAATTAACCAAATTTTTCAAGCTGCTCACACAGCAAGGGAACAATTTAATAAATTATTAATTTTGTTTAAATTTTTATCCCAAGTAACAATAATATCGCCACCATTAGGCGTAATCGGCAAGCCAGTCGCCGTATCAATATAAGCAATCAACGGGCTAGTGCTTTCCACGCCCGTATCTTTATAAATTACAATCGCCTCCACCGAAGCCCCCGAAACAGACGTAAACGTACAATCCGCCGCGTCCGCAGCACCACCAGCAGTCGCCTTAGCCGTCAGCGTAACAGGACCCGCAATACGCGCAGAAGACGAAATATCCGACAAAAATTTATGTTGCCCCGTCTGCGGCGTATAAGCCCCAGTATCCACCAAGATACACTTAATCGTATCCGTCAGCCAATTAAGCTGCCCCTCCAAAAACATCTGGCGAGAATTATCAAATAAAGTATTAGCCATACACACTCCTATAAAAAACAATCGGCTGCCCGAAAAAATCAGGCAAACCGATTATCAAAATAAAGGCAGCAAAGCGCTAACCCTACACAACAAGAACGCAAAACCCTACTGCGTACCGTCTTGCGTACCTAATTGCGTACCGCCCAAATTATCCCCTAAACCAACCGTCTCAACCCCCTGTTCCGCACCACTCACCGCAGAAACAGGCTTAGCCACAGGCAGCACATCATTTGCAGACACATCACTCACAGCTTGCGGTTGAGATTGAGCCACACCCACAGGCTGCGGAAAATTCGGGTCATCACCACGGATAGGCTTCACATAACCAGCACCCTGCATCACCACATCAGCAATCGGCGCAATCTGCGGCATTTGAGCCACCTGACCACCAGCCTGCATAGCCGCAAACGCAGCCTGAACCCCAATCTGCACCGCACGCGCCTCATTAGCTTTCACCTCACTATCCGCCACCTTACGCTTAATCTCCAATTCAGCCCGTTTCAACTCATTGCTCGATTTCGCCAACGCCTCCTGCACCGCCTGTTCAATCTGCTGCTGAATCTGTTCCTGAGACGGCTGTTGCTGCAACTGTTTCACCGCCTCAATCACCTTATCTTTGCTAGGCAAATCCATTAACGCCACCATAAACGGCAACATAGCAGCCTGATAATCAGACGGCAACGACTTAACCGCCTCACTCATCGCATTCAATTGTTGCCCTCGATAAGAACGCGTACTCGGCACATCCTCCAAAGCCACCTTCAAACGCGTATTCTGCAAATCATTACTCAAATACGCCACCCCCGACACAGGATCATGCTCCAAACGATTGATAAACACCGTCCGATTAGCCGTCATCGCATCCCCAGCAATCACAACCGACTGCTCCTCACGCCCCATATCCTCAATAATTAAAGACAATAGTAAATTACCAAGTCTAGTGCGAGCATCACGGAAATTATCCATCATACGCCCCAAAGCCTGATTACCCTGCTCAACCTGAGTCTGCTCCTGCACACCACTTGTCGCCGACCCCTGTCTGCCCATAAAAGAAGCCGTAATCCCAGAAACACGCTGAATCGTCTCCCGATTATCATGCAACATCTGCCAATGCTGCTGCGACAAATCAAAATCACGCTTCACCTCAAACCGAGCCCCAGGTTGCGCCATATGCTCACGGCTCAACACAATATCCGCGTCCGACCGCGCAATCTGACGGCGCAACTGCGCGTCAGTCATCTCCACCGCACCCTTAGTCCGCTCCACACGCACCACCGACATACCCCAGCGCAACTTACTATTGCCACTGTTCAAACTATCCTGCGCATACTTCATACCACGCACATAGCCATAAGGCACACCCGACAAATCCTCCTGAAAGCCCAAAAAACGTACATAAGGAAACGAACGATGCGGAAACGGCGACTCCCCGTCCGCCAAACACACATCACCCACCCAAAACGCACGGCGCAAACGGCTCACAGTTGCCCACTCAGGCGCAACACGCCCAGCCGACACCAAAGCCAAATGCTTAGGATTACCCTTATCAAACTCCACCGTCCGCCCAGACTGCAAACGCAACACCTGCACACGCTACCAACGGCGATACCACACTTCAAACACACACAAATCACGGTTATTCACGTCCGTCCAGCGTTGCTCCCACATCGTATGATGAAGCGACCCCCAGCTATCCCCCAAGCCCGTAGCATGCCCACCGTCCGAAAACATACTCAGCCAATCACGCCCAAATTTACCCATAGCCACCACCATCTCCGCATGCTCAGGAAACACCAAAGCCAAACGCTCAGGCGACACCCAACGGCAACGCACCAACCAACGCGCGTCCGACAAATCATCTTCCACAGAGCGCATATCCCAAAAAATCTCATTTCGATGAACCACAGAGCAACGATAAGGGAACTTAAACGGGTCCGATTCACGCCCCACCTCCACCCAACCAATACCACACGCGATTTGCGAACGAAACGCCCCCGAACACGCACGGTCAGCACGCGACTGCTTCTCCGCCTGGTTCAAACGAAAATTCAACGCGTCCGCCACATCCTGCCCACCCACATCACCGTCAGGCGTCACACGCCAATCCGTCCGAATAGTCGCCTCATAGCCCTGAATAGACAACAAAGTCGGCGACACCAAATCCTCAATCGCGGGCGGAATACCCAGTTCACGCTGCTTACGCAACAACTCACTATCCAACTGCCGCCCGTCCGCATACTCCATTTCCAAATCCGCCGTAGCACGCCAATCAGGCTGCCGCTCAATCTCCCCCAAAATCTCATCCAATTCCACACGCGACAAAGCCAACACATCAGACATCACATACCCCACAAAAAAACAATAACAAACAAAGCATTAAATCAAACACCACCCAAAAGCGCGAACCCTACACAAACAAAAAAGCAGCCCGAAACTTCAGGCTGCTTTTGATATAAACGTGATTTTGCCAAATTTCTAACCAAACTAAGTTGTTTGTTCCTGTTTTTAAGCTGCCTGAAAAGGTTAAAACAGCATATTTACACTTTGTGTAAATATGTTATTTTCAACTTCCAAGCTACCTGAAAATAAATTATTTTAAATATACCACAATCACAACCGCCAATCCCAAGCATCCTGCTCCACATACTCATACACCACCCCATTACTCATCACAGGCACAGCCTGCGCCACATAACGGAACATATCCGCCCCATGAGAAAACTCATCATGCAACGGCTTCATAGCAGAGCCAGTTTTACTATTCACATCACGGCGATACCGCTTCAAACACTCCAGCAACCGCCCCGTTTTATCCACATCAAAATAACACTTCGGAAACAACAAACGCGTCGCCCGAATACCCTCCTCCACACTCGTCGCCGCCTGTACCACCACCTCACGCCGCCCCAGCGAACGCAACACCTCCTCCGTAGATTTACCCGTCTGAAAATTACGCGTTCTGCCATCATGCGGCAAAAAGTCCGTCCCCCAACGATAAGGCAACTTTTCCAACTCCGCCACATACCAATCCAATGTCCGATGACTATCCTCAATATAGCCAATAATTCGCACATCATGCACCCCACGCTGAACCAAACCAATCGCCATACAATCATTCCAGCCCAAATCCCACACCGTATGCACAGGCAATTCAGGGTCATAAGGCACAGCACACACCCGTTTATCCGCATACAACGCCCCAATTTCATGCTGATAAATCGCCCCGTCCGCCACAGAACGCGGTTTTCCCTCCCAAATATGCTCATAATCCTCACGCTGTTTCGTCCGCATGTCCTTCGACCGTGCCTCCTCCAACACATTAGGAAACCACGGATTATCACGCCAGTTAATCTCACACACCCAAGTATCATCGCTAGGCGTAGCAATAAAACGCTGATACGTCTCGTCTGTATCCATATCAGGGTTCAACGTCAGCCAGATTTCAGAGCCAGCCTTACGAATAGTCGGGATTAACACGTCCCAAGACTTCTTAGATACCCCATGCGCCTCCTCCACCCAAACAATATCCACCCCCTCAAACGACTTAATACTATCCACCGTATGCGACTGCAAGCCCGAAAACAAAAACAAAGACCCATTCGCCCCACGGATTTCATTGTCCAACACCGAAAAAAAGCCCGTCAGTCCCAAAGCCACCACCTGGTCCTTCAAAAGTCTATGCACACTATCACGCATAGACTTCTGAATTTCACGCGCACACAGCACACGCAAAGGCTTCTCAGCTGCCATAGCCAACAACACTTTCGCCACACTCTGCGACTTACCACCCCCACGACCGCCCCACATCACCTTAAACCGCTTCGGCAAAAACAAAGGCTTCATCTTTTCAGGCAATTCCAACACACTACTCATCAACACCACCCAACACATCAGGCTGCACAAACGAAATCTGAATCCCCTGCTGCTGCACAGAATCCACCTGCTGCTTATCCAAACCAAAAGCTGTCCGCTCCAACTCCACCACCGTTTTCAGGCTGCTCGTCAGCATTTGCATAATTCTTGCTCGATTCAGCAACGTCTCACCCGACTGCTCCAACTCATCAAACAAACCACACAATCGCCCACGCACCCCAGAAGCCAACGCCCGATGGCCCAAACCCACATCAGCCGCCAACAACGCATTCACCTCCACAATCTCCCGTTCAGTCGCCGCATACCGATTTTCACGCACGCTCTCACGCAACATAATCGATTCCGCCCTCTCCCGAACCTTCCCCCCTAAATCACGCACCCAATTATCCCGTTTCGCCCGTTTACGAATCGCCCCCTCCGACACCCCAAACTTCGCCCCCAGCTCACGCAACGACAACAATCCAGCCCGATAATCCTTTTCCAAACATTCCCAATCAACCGCCATAACCCCCCCCTTGATCCGCAAACAACTCACCCGATTTACTAGCCTCCAAACGCCCCACTTGCGCCCGAAGCTGCTTCAATTCACGCTGCGTAGCCCCATTTAACGCCGAAAACTGATTACCCATTTCAATATTAGACAACATCATCGCATCACCCATAAACAACCGCCCCAAGTGCATAGCCTCCTGAGGGGTCAAAGTCAGCAACGTATCCCCCACATCCAGCTTAACCCAGCCATTCACAACCGTCTTGCTTATCGCGCGCATAGACGGATATTGAAGCATAGGCTGAAACACCCCACGCTCAATCCGCAGCAACAAACCATCGTCCACCAACACCTTCAAACGGTCATCAATCACACTCATTTCCAGCCCAGTTGCCTGTTTCAAAGTCTGGCGCGTAACCATCTGTCCACAATCACGCAACTCGATCGCCGCCGCATACACCACATCAGAAGAATTTGTTTTAGGATTACCCATATCACACTCCAATTAATTTATTCGAAAAACAAAAATATTAGTTGCAACTAAAGATACCTTTAACCCTTTTCAAGCAGCATTCAACGTATGCCAATCTCTAGTTTCTCGAAACCGCATATCATTCATCGCACCCCACGCCTGAATATACTCAATCAAGCTCGCACACCGTTTCACGCCCATTTTTGCCGTGCTTTCACGCAAATTGATAACCTCCCCTTCCAATCCAATCGCCATTTGCGCCTGTCCACCCGTTGCAATCGCGTGTCCAGATACAAACACCATCTTCCATTGTTCAATGCTCAATTTCTGCCCATTAAACACTTTTTTCGCCGCAATATCCGACAACATCGCGTGCAACTTTGCGTTTTGTTCATCCGACCGCGTAAGTGGCGCAATGGTTACTTTAATCTTCTCGTTTTCATGCAACAGATTTGCCGTTGCCGTCCACGCACGGCTCATCACATCACGGCGCGTTTGCTCATTCAAAATCATGCTAAATTTATCCATACGCCCTTTGGTTTCCTTTCTATAGTGAATTAAATTTTTCAGATTGCGAAGTGAGAAAATCTCAATTTACAATTTCAGGCAGCTGAACTATGGTCATAATCACCATCCAAAACAAGCCAACTCATTTCAATCTTCCAACGCCTTCAACTTCACCTGATAAGTTTCAGCCAACTCACGCAGCCCCTCTTTATCCCACTTACGTGGCGCATTATCGTTTTCTAGTCGTTCCACTTCCGCCAAACCTACACGCTCAATCAAACCCTTGCGATAGTTCACAACATTCCCCGATAAATAATTATTGCAATGTTTGCATTGCCCATGTGCATTCGCTTCATCAAAGCGCAAATGGCTTGCACTACCCACACTTCGATAATGCCCAGCGTCATAGCTATTCGGCGCAAACCCCAACGGCTTACCGCATGAAATACACGGCTTGCCCTTATCGCGTAAACGGATAAACCGATTAAACACCGCCTGTGCCTTCTTAATCAGTTCAGGTACAGTTTCCAACTCACGGCGTTTCATTTTCGCCCGTTCACGCTCCGCCTTGCGACGTTGCGCCAAATCCTTTTCCGCCTTCTTCGCATTTTGTCGTTTCGTGTATTCAATCGCACATTTCAGGCTGCATACCACCTGAAGCGGCTGCTGCTTCACAAATTCCTGTTGACACACTTTACATTGACGAGTTGCCATTTTTAGCCTGCCTTTTTGCGAATGAAATTAGCAAAAAATCGCAATTCATCTACCACCCCCAACAACCAAACACAAATAACCAAAGTCATATCTAATCCTTTCGTTTCTCTTCCATAATTTCTAAAAACTCCGCTTGTTCATCTTTCGGTAAACCGCCTGCATAAGCATTGCATTCACGCCGTGCATGGTCGTATTGCTCAAAATCGCCCATATTGCGATATTCATCACGCTTTTCTTTCCATGCGGTCGCGTGCTTGCGGCAAAACACTTCACGCTGCAAATTTAAATCAAATCGCGCCAACTCGTTTTGCGCCGCTTTTGCCACTTGGTCGCATTTTTGCACTAATTCAATCAACGTTTCTTTTGACTGTCTTTGCAAAGCTGCCAAACTTAAATCGTTATTCATCTGCACCTTTCAGGCAGCCTGAAACCTGTTCCCAATACCGTTCACGGCTGCCTATTCGTTTTTCATCATCAATACGCTCAAATAACCCCGTCATGCAAGCCAGTTGCAAGTGATACGTTTGCCCACGTTCAAGACCGTTTTGCGCCGCTTTGCATTTCGCATGAGGACTGCGGTGTCCGTAGTAATCCGCCGCGGCTTTCAAGTCTGCGTGTTGGCAATGTAGGCAATTTTCAGGCTGCATTTTTTACTCTCGCTGCTCGAACCATTTGAGCGCGTTTCGCTTCAAATTCCGCGTGTTGATTTGCCTTTCTCAAATCCTTTTTTTCTGCCAACTGCAACAGAATTTTGGAAATGCGCTGACGGTTCTTCGCGTTATCCACGTCGCAAGGTTTAGGCAACGCATTTTGTGGCGCATAATCCAACAACGCCGTTTCAGGCAGCTTACCTTTCGCCTCCGCAATCGCACGGCGGCGATGTTCCGCGTCCGTCCCTAAACTAACCGTCCATTCCGCTTTGCCTTGCGTGTTGGCTGCCAAACGGGAATAGGCTTCTTTAAACGCCATTCGCGCCCCTGTTTTGTCGCCAGCGTCCAGCAAGGCTTGTGCGCCGTTGTTCATCGCTTCTTGTGCAATTTTGGGGATGACCACCGTCAGTGTTTCATCGCACAAACCTCGTAACAGCAAGCCAAACGCTTCATCTGCGCTAGGCAATCCGTTGTCAATGCGTTGCACAATCGCTGCCAGTGTCAGCTTCCCCGCCCATTCACTTGTGCAGCGGTCAATCGCCGTCAAAACTGCCGCTAAATCGTATGCCAGCAGCTTTTTCACAACCGCCGCTTTTGTGGCAGCCTGCCAATCTGTAGCCGTTAATTCCAATGCCACAGTCAAGGCTTCTAAAATTTGTTCCGCAGGAGTTTTCATTACGCTAATCCTTGTACTTTCAGCATTGCCAATGCTTCATCGTGAGTGTTTAAGTTTTGCTGCGTTTTTTCTGTTTGCTGCGCCTGTTGTCGCGTCATCTGTTGCCCAGTCAGCCAATCCGTACGTACTTGTTGTGCAGATTGCAGCAGTAGCCCAAAATCGTGTCGACGTTGCACAAAAAAATGCAGATTGTGTGCAACGTAGTAAGCCGCCAATGCTGGGGCATCTTGCGCGCCAACTGTCTTCACAAATTGCGCGATTTGCCCATTCACCTTAGCGTTACGCAATGGCTCAATCCCGTAGCGTTGCAAGTAGGCATTGCGGTAGGCTTGCCACGTTTGCGCATTAGCTGTTTTCAAGCTGCCTGAATTTTTGTCAGCAGCGGTTAGTGTTTCCGTATCCAAGATTTCTACATCCACCACATCAACGGCAGGCGGCAACATCGTTGCGGCCAAACTCTCTGTATGTAATCTATGTGTATTCTCTGTATGTAATCTATGTTCCTTATACGACTCGACGTTTTGCTGCTCCGCGAACTGCGGATTTGTCGGTTCGTCCAACCGCGCTTTTGTCGTTTCCCGAACCGCGCTTTTGTCGGTTCGGGAACTGCGGTTTTGCTGCTCCGCGAACTGCGCCATTAACTCGTTGAATTTACTTTCATTTAGCTTGTAATACATCCGATGCTGCAAACGTTTGTTTGTTTTTGTCAAAACCTCTAATTTTTCCAGCTTGTCGCACGCAGTTTTTTGTTCTCGTTCCGTCAAACCCGTTTCTTCTTCCAATTGAGCAATTGTTTTGTAAACCCCCAATTCATCATCACAACGCTCCTGCCAATAAAAAATTTGCCCGAACAAAATCGCTGCATTTACCCCACCAAACAATCGCGCCAATTCAGGAAAGTAAGCGATTGGTCTACCGATTTGTCTTAACGTTTGAAAATAATTCATCACACTACCTTTTGTCCGAAAATACCTGCTAAATGCACCAATCCTTTTGCCGTAACCCGCGCTTGCGTGGTTACTTGAATTAGCCCGTCTTTTGTTGTGTAACTATGCTCAACGTGCCGCATCAAACCTCTATTGATTTTAGGCTGATACGCCACCCATGCACCCACGCCACCGTGCTTGTAAATCCAACGATGCTGCTGCAAATACGCAAACAACTGCTTGGGTGCAATGCGTAAAGTCTTCGCTACATCTGTGATACACAAATCACTTTCTGATGCGCTAATCAATTCCAAAGCTGCTACTTTTGGCGCGGCAATGGCAAGTTGTGTCTCTGCTTCACGTCTTGCCGTTTCCGCCGCAATATAGGCTTGCGCTGCTTGCAAAGGGTCGGAAAAATCAATATGCGGTTTCAGGCTGCCTGAAAGCCGTTTTTCGCACTCAATGAAATATTGGCGCGCTTGTTTGCCTTTTGCGTTGCGTTCCACCATGGAGAGTTCTTTAGCCATGTCTAGTGAAAGGAAGTATTCAATGCGGCGTGTTGCGCCTGTTTCTCGCTCCACAATTTTATGGAGTGAGATAAAATCTTGATTTACAATAAATCCATAATCCACAATACGGTTTTTAATCCATGTGGAAAAATCCTGACGGCTTTCTAAAAACGCATGAAGTTCACGCGCATTGACACCATTTTTCAGGCTGCCTGAAAAGTTTTGCTTGATTATTTCGGGTAGATTGTTCATAATTCACCTATTCACATACAGATATTTAACTTGCCCACGTTAGCGCGTGGGCTTTTCCTTTGGGTTAACGTTGGCGTAACCAGCGTATCAGTCGTTGAAGTGGGCTTTGTTTGGCGTAATGCACTAAATCTAAAAAATCAGCGCACATTTCCAAGTCATGTCCCGATTTATCTTTAAAGCGATAGCGTTTGAAATGAGTTAAAATTTCCACTTCACTCATCGCTGATAAAGGAAACCGAGATGTTTTGGCATTCTGTTGTTTCATCTAATTTACGCTCCGTTGCTTATAGTGCATTTTGTTGCCCAAAACGCATGAAGCTCATCGGCGTATTTATCGCTTTCTGCCGCTAAAAGCGAAAGCTGATAGCGCGATTGCAAATTAAGCCATGTTTCGGCTGAAATACCCAAAGCATAGGAAAGCTGCATGGCAGTGTCGGCAGTAATCCCCATTTTGCCTGTGATGATTTGGTTAATGGTTTTAGGCGGGCGGTTAATGATGTCGGCAAGGTCATTTTGCGTCCAGCCTCGTGCGGCTAATTCGCTTTTTAAAATGACGCCTGCATGTATTGGCTCGGCTGATAATAATGAATTCATGATTCTGCTTTGATGATGTCTATTAAATGGATTTGCCCTTCTAAATATTCAGTTTTTTGTCTTTTTTACTCAATTTCATACTTTACTTTTCCTTTCAGTTATCAAGCCACATCAGGCTGCGGCAAATCAGTCCAAATTTCCCAGTAATCATTCGGGCGTAGGTCTTTGCGCGTTACTTTTCCATGTGTAGCCATTTCAATAGCGCGACACTTTTTCACCGGCACAGGACGCTTTTTATTGCGCCACAAGCTCACATCAACATTTGACGCACCAATTTGGGCTGCTAATTTCGCAGCAGCCCCGCGTCCTGCACTATCAAGATATTTATTTAGATTCATGTAAATCCTTTACTGATATTTTACGTTATATTAGCGCAACGCTAAACGATAATCAAGCGTTACGCTTGTTTTATTTTCTTAGCATTTTGCTAAAATATGAAATTATTTAGGAGAGCTACCATGAAAACGATAGAAGAAACATACAGAGAAAGATTAATTCTTTTAGTAAAAGAATTTGGCAGCCAACAAGCACTTGCTGAAATAATCGACAAATCAACATCGCAAATTAGCCAGTGGCTGACAGGCGCACCTGATTCAAAAACTGGGAAACCGCGTTCAATGAAATCAGATACAGCACGAGAAATCGAAGCAAAAGTAGGGAAACCGCGTGGCTGGTTCGACCAACCGATAAATCCAGCCACGGAAATAGAAATAGAGCCCAAAATCCGAGAAGACCAAATCCGCTTTGAACTACTCAACGTAAAAGCCTCATTAGGTCCAGGAATAGAAAACAGCGAATACATAGAAGTTGTAGATTACATTACCGTAGCCAAAAAATGGGCAAATCGTAATTTGGGCAGCAATTTAAACAAAATTCGCGTGATTACCGCCAAAGGCGACAGCATGAAAGGTACGATTGACAATGGCGACGTGATATTTGTAGACACCAGCGTAAACTTTTTTGACGGTGATGGAATATACGTCATCGCCTACAAAGACGGATTAAAAGCTAAACGGCTCACTTTATTATCAACAGGTACACTGCGCATCATCAGCGACAATACAGCCTACCCCGTGGAAGATATCAATGAAGAGGATATTGAAAACATCACTATCTGCGGACGTGTACGCGGCGCATGGCATTTATCACAATTTAATTGATGTGAATTAAGTTTGGAGAAACATCATGGTTATGCTCATCTTAGTAGGACTAGCTGTTTTCATCGTTTGGAGTATCGTGTCAGCCAATTCAAAATCATCAAGAGATGAAATCGTCATCGAAACCAAACGGCATGTAGAAGCAGAGGACGGCACACAACGAATCATTACACGCAAAACCGTACTCAGAAACAACCAAACACGCATGAATAACCTAAGAGACCCCGTTACTCCTCCCGTTCTCCAACCCATTCAGCCACGGCAAGTGCAGCCACAAAAAGCACAACAGCAAGCCCCAGTTCAAGCAAAACTACCATTAGAACCCAAGCAAGTCGTCAAAAAACTATGCTCACACTGCAACCAGTCAAAACCCATTAGCCAGTTTCGCCCAAACCCCAATCAACCAGATGGGCTAACCAAATGGTGCAACACATGTATGGACAAACGGCAGCCAGCAGGTCAACACGACCAGCACGGCATGAAATACTGCCCCAAATGCAAACAGCAGCGTAGAAAATCCAGTTTCTATGCCTCCAATAAATATCCAGACGGATTGTCTAAATGGTGTAAATACTGCCTCAAGAAGTAATATCCTCAATAAATCAAAAAAGCAGCCCTTTTCAGGCTGCTTTTTTATAGTGAATTAAATTTAGATTAGGACAAGGCGACAACGACCGCCGTGTACATCTAGTACATAAGGGAGTTGGCAACGCTGTACTAATCTAAATTTAATTCACTATACATCTCAAAATAATCAATCCTCTCAAACCCCCACATTCTGTAAGGTTCGCCCACCCCCCATCAAATTTGTTTCAATTCCCCTTTTTTAAACAACCTTTTCAAAGGAAAGAACCATGAAACAAAACCAAATTCAAGCCATGCAACAAGCTATTAAAAGCGAGCATTACGACATCAGCGAAAATCACATCATTTTTCCGTCTCTATCTATCGCTGTATCAGGTGAATACCAATACCGCGTCAATGACGGCGAAATCCAACGCAGCAAAAATCTCATCACCACAGAGGGTTTAACCCACATTCTCAACGTCGCCATGGGTTCAACCCCCAAGCCAACCGCGTACTATATCGCCCCATTCAACGGCTCAGCCGCCCCACAAAACAACTGGACAGCCGCCAACTTCGCAGCCATAGCAGGCGAAATCACCAGCCAAACCGAAGGCTACACCAACGCCACACGCCCCGTCTGGACACCCACCACCGCCACTGGCAACAGCATTGACAACATCGGCAACGGCAATGAAGACCTCAGCAAAGCTGCCAAGCTCATCATCGCCACCACGTCCCAACTCAACATCACAGGACTAGCCCTGATTACATCAGCCGCCAAAGGCGCAACCACAGGCGCACTCATTTCCACGTCCAAGTTCCCGATTGCACGTACCTTGCAAAACGGCGACACCTTTTACGCTTCCTACCGAATCAGCTTAACCGAGTAAACCACCATGCACGCACCACGCCCCTACGGCTTGTTCCACAAAGCCCCCCTCAATCAAGAAGACCAACAAGCCATAGAAAGTCTCACGCGCACCCTAAGCAACTACAGAGAATTATCCAAACTAGACAGCTTAAAGCGCAGCATTACCCTATCAGACGGGCGTGTCGCCACCGCAATAGACATGGGCGGCTTATTTCGCGTATTAGTCAGCGACCCATACGCCGCCCCCGATTACGAATTTGACGGCACAGCACACGACTATATCCCCATGCTATTTTCAGGCAGCCTGAAAAACGGCTTAGTCAAAGCAAACGAAGGCATGGGCATACGCCTCACCGAAATCTGCCGCCGCCGTTTAGCCCACTACACCCAAAACCTACCCAGCAAAGACCAAAGCCTACAACGCTTCGTCATTGAATACCCCACCCACCTACAACATCTCAAACTCAAAAACACAGGCATTTACACCCAGACTCAATACCACAAAATGCGCCCCCAATGGCACAGCAGCACAATGGCGCAAGTTGTCCAAGTCGTATCAGGCTACGGCAAACAAACCCTAGAAGAGCTGCCCGAAAGCCCCGTAGAACGCGCCCAATTTATCCTCCCTACAGCCATTAAAGACCAAATCCAGAAAGAACTCGCCAAAGCCCGATTGCCAGCCTACACAGGCTTTCCCAATCCCAAAGGAGAACTGAACTACAACTACCGTGCCAACCAAAGCCACGCCGTTGCCCAAGACCCAAGCGGCAACAAATGGCTGCTACAAATCAGCGAAAAAGGCGTGTACGTCATGCCCCTACCGCTTATCCCAGCCACCACCACACAAGCCTTTCGTCAATACATCGAGCAAGTGCAAGACACCGAAATCCTGCATCTACTCAACACATTCGGCGGCATGCCAAGCGGCGAAACATTCCCAAGCGAACAAGACTTTGCCGCATGGGAACGCACAGGCTGCCTCATCAAAATCTGCCACACCAGCGATTTTTATCAACACAGCCCCATTTACGAAGCCTGCGGCTGGAGCTTCAACAGCACAGGTAGCGAAGGCTTTAACACCTGTTTTGAATACAGCGCAGACGGCATGATGCACGCCCACGCCTACAAACTCAGCTTGCGCCTAAAAACCGCCCAAAATCACGGTTGGCAATACGACATACGCCAAGAATGGACAACCGACCAGACCACCCATATCAGTCGCTATCTTGCCGCCCTTTTAGGCAGCCTGAAAAACGACACCCAAGGCTTAACCATACGCTACAAAATCCGCCGCAGCACCGCCGAGCAACTCAGTGACCGAGCCGTAGGCATGCAACACATTGAAGAAGAAATCCAATACTGGGACACCCTAGTCATGCCACCCATTGCCAATCACACAGGCAATGTAACCAAAGTTAGCACAGGCAAGGTGTACCACAACAGCCTGCTTATCCCAGCCCTAGCCGAACTCAAATTCCCCACACTCAACGGCGAAGGCTGCCAATCCTTTGCCCACGACATCAGCCAATACATCAAAAACGGCGGCAAACCCCAACGCTGCGACACCATCATGTTTGGCTGCTACATAGACGACCAACTACAAGTCGTCAAATACTTCTACGATGACCGCCCCTTTATCCAAATCGAACACAGCACCTACATAGAACCCATGATAATCGGGCAATGGGAAAAAACCACCACTCAAGGGCAATCAGGCTTGATTGGGCATTTCTATACCACCCAATTTGACGACCGCCAAGCCGCCGCCCCAGTCGTTACCCACACCACCGTCATCGGCAAAGATTTAGGCTACGGCAAGCCCCTATATCAAACCCCACCATTAATCTCACGAGTAGGCACAGTCAGTCGTTACCGCTACTACAGCACCACCACCAAAACCCACCGCAGCGAAAACTTCAGCCTGAAAGTCGGTATCTGCATACCCGTCTTTAGCCGCGACTGCATACAGTACGCCTACAAAGACTGGGCGAGCAGCGAAAGCACCAGCGAAACCGCAGAACGCCACAGCATAAAAGACCCCTACAGCTACCAAATGTGGACATACGACAGCGCATACCACTTCCGCGACAGCACCATCAACGGCAACCAAGGCATGCCCTATCCTAAAGACGGTAAACCCGTCTATGTAGATAGTGAAATCTACACCCCAAACGAAACCAACGACTACGCCAATAGCGGTTCATGGATGAGTACCATTGCCGACATCACAGGCATAGTCGGACAATACACCGCCCGAAACAACAACAAACCAGCAGACGGAGTCAGCATAGGTGGCGAAGCCCCACCCTTTGCAAGCTACCGCAAACAAAGCCAACAAAAAAACATCCAAACAGGCAAACTCAATATCAGCGCACCCGTAGCCAAGCACCAAACTGTTCACAAAGACCAGCCGCAAGAATGGTTCTTTACCGTATCCCCCATAGAAACCAACGGCGAACTCAGCTATTTCTACCGCGATACAGGACAAAACAACTGCGGCGAACGCCCCTATTTCAACATCAACGAACTGAAAACACCCAAACAACGCTGTCATTGGGGCAACACACAATTAAGCGACCACAACAGTTCTCCTTATTTTATCGGAGTAATCAATGAGTGAAATCCACCGCGAAGACGTACAAGAAACCGCCACAATTAGCGACAACACCAGCTTTATTTTCCCAGCCCTAGCCGAAAACTACGCCAAAATTGCCACAAGTATCGCACTAGGCGTAGGCATGCTATACGCCGAAACCGCCCACGCCACCGATACACTCATCACACGCACCCTACCTACCACCCAAGAATCCGCCCACATCAGCGACCAAGCCAGTAGTCAAATCCACATCAGCCCCAAATGGCAAGACCGCCTACATATCCGCGACAGCCTGATAAGCCTCATTCACGCCCACGCCACCGACACCCTATACATTCACGACCAAATCCAATACCACGCGCCCAATCAACCAAACGACACCATTCACATCAGCGAACACTGGCAAAGTCAAAACCATGTCCACCACACCAGCCAAGATAGCGCACAAGCACAAGACCACATTCAGCTATTGCACACAGCAGCCATAGCTGAAACCACCCATGCAAACGACACAACACAAACCCAACACCGAGCCCAACAAAGCACCCAAGAAACCGCCCACATCAGCGACCAAATCACCCTACTCAGCAACAGTAGCACTAACACCCCAACTGATACCGCCCACGTCCAAGACAACATACACAGCCAAAGCCACCAACACACAACCATTACAGAAACCGCCAGCATAAGCGACAGCCTACCCACCGAACAAACCCAAGCCAACAGCCAAATTTGGACAGCCCATATAGACAACTGGGCAATGAGCCGCTACAGCTCACTGCCCTTTCAGCAACTAGCCGTCATCAATGGCGAATTATGGGGCATAGCTCCAGACGGCTTATACAAACCCAGCCAAAACGAAACCATTTCAGGCTGCCTGAAAACAGGGCAAACCGACCTATCAGGCAGCCCACTCGTTCACCCAATCGCCGCCTATCTGGAATACGAAAACAGCGAAGGCAGCAAAACCACACTCAGCGTTCACACCACCCAAAGCGGCACAGAACAAACCCACACCTACCGCCTAGCCCAAGAAACCGCCAACCAACTCACCAACGGCAGATTTATCTTTGGGCGCGGACTGCGCGGACGACACTTCAGTTTTACCCTAAACATCACAGGCAAAACCGCCCACATTAACGATTTGAAAATAGATTTGAACAGCACCAAACGGAGAATTTAACATGGCATACGAAACCTCAAACGACACCATTTACACTAAAGGCTCAATCCCTGATACCGTACTCACCACAGTAAAAGACAGCTTTAGCGACTTTGAAGCCTTATCAGAACGCTACAGCAGCCAACTCAGCAGCGCACTACAAAACATCGGCAACATCACAATTGATGATGTGCCAGCCCCCACGCGTCTCAATGCCCCCTTTGCGCCCGTACCCAGCATTAGCGGCATTAATCTGCCGCGCTACACTCAACAAAACCTAGCCATTCCAGCCCTCCCCACCGCCCCCAATCTGGACAAGCTACTGAGCGACCTAGACATAGACAACGACTGGACATTACCCACCATGCCAGTCGCCCCCACTATGCAAATCCCCACTGCACCCGTCAGCAGTGCACTCAATCTGCCAAGTCGCCCCAATATTGATACCCAAATCACAATAGAAGATGCCCCCAATTTCAGTCTGCCCGAAGTTCCCACTTTGTGCGAGCTAGACTTGCCCGATTTCAAAATCCCCGAAATCCCCGATTTCAACGGCAAGCCACCCAGCCCCGACAACATCGCACCGCCCGATGTATTCGTAAACTGGCAAGAGCCTCAATACAAATCCGAATTACTGCCCGAACTGACCGCACAAATCCGCGAAATGATGGCAGGCGGAACAGGCTTACCCCCAGCGATTGAAAACGCACTATTCGCCCGAACAAAAGATCGCGATAGCCAAGAAAGCCAACGCGCCCAGCAAGAAATCACAGACCAATGGGCAGCACGCGGCTTCACACTGCCCCAAGGCACACTAGACAAACAACTAACCGCCATCCGCGAACAAAGCCGCCTAAAAGCCGCCGAATTAGTCCGCGACGTCATGGTTCAAGCAGCCACATGGGAAATAGAAAACCTACGCTTTGCCGTACAACAAAGCATCGCCCTAGAACAAATCATTTCCAACCTATTTGAAAACAGCGCGAACCGACTATTTGAAGCAGCCAAATTCAGCGCAGAAAGTCAAATAAGCGCATTCAACGCGCGAATTGCCTTTTTTAATGCCCAAAACAGCGCATTTGAAATGCAAGCCAGCATGTACAAAACCCAACTGGAAACCGCCCACGCCAAATTAAGCGCGTATAAAACCTATATTGAAGCCCAAACAGCCATTGGCGACCTAAACCGCCAACAAGTCGAGCTATATCGTGCCAAATTAGACGGCTTGAACACCAGCATAGAGTTGTATAAAACCAAAATCCAAACCGCCCAAGTTCGTGCCGATTTAATCAGCAAACAGTTTGATATGTACCGCACAGACGTACAAGCCTACGCAGAACAAGTGCAAGCAGAAAAACTCAAATTTGATGCCTACCAAAGCCAACTAAGCGGCGAAAAAACCAAATCAGAAATCTTTGACGCGCAAACACGAGCCTATTCTGCCACCGTGTCCGCGCAGTCTGAACAGATTAACGCCAAAGCCAAAGCGCAGCAAATGAAGCTAGGCATAGCCGAAACCAAAATCAAAGCCTACGCCGCACAGCTAGACGCGCACAAAGCCGAAATCAACGCCAATCTATCCGAGCTTGAATACCAAACCAAAGCCTATGCCGCGCAAGTGGACGCATACAAGGCCCAAAACAGCGCAGCCGTTGCCGAAGCCGAAATGCAAAGCCACTTTGCCGATATGAACGTCCGTACCAATATTGCCTACGCGCAAATGCAAATGAGCGAATACCAAGCCAAAGTGCAAGCCGCCAATCAAAAAGCACAAATTGCATTAGAAGCCGCCAAAGCATTAGGTCAATACACCGCCCAGCTTGCCGCAGGTGCATTGTCCGCGCAACATGTTTCAGCCAGCATGAGTACTAATTACAGCGCAAGCGATAGCCGCAGCACCAGCGAAAGCAAATCGACTAGCCATAACTATAGCTACTAAGTGCATTAATCGAAAACCGCCTTTTCGTGAGAAGAAAGGCGGTTTTTATTCCTTAAATTAGCGTTTCGCTTAAATTTTTTATTTTTACAATCAATAAACTAAAAAATTATTTCAAATAAATCGCGTTTCGCTATTGATGTTATTTTAGCGATGCGCTAATATTCACTCCATCAACAACACCGCAAAGAAAGTCAGTCGTGAATTGTGTCACGCATGCGCAGACAAAGCTCATCACGAAAGAATGAAGCATCTCATCAAGGAGCGAAAACATGCTAAGCAAAGTAGCCAATCTGCCATTGCCTGAAGCATATCAACCATACGACGCAGGCGATTTAGACGGCTTAGACCACTGGCAGCTAGAAGAAGATGCCTACAACTGCACAGTAGCCCAATACTGGGCGCAGGCAGCGCGATACTTTGAANACAACACCGCAAAGAAAGTCAGTCGTGAATTGTGTCACGCATGCGCAGACAAAGCTCATCACGAAAGAATGAAGCATCTCATCAAGGAGCGAAAACATGCTAAGCAAAGTAGCCAATCTGCCATTGCCTGAAGCATATCAACCATACGACGCAGGCGATTTAGACGGCTTAGACCACTGGCAGCTAGAAGAAGATGCCTACAACTGCACAGTAGCCCAATACTGGGCGCAGGCAGCGCGATACTTTGAAAAAGCCATCGCAGAAGAAAAAGCCGACCCATTCGAAGACGAAGATCAAGCCATTTGTGCCATTGCCGATATGGCGGTGGAAATGGGTCGCAAGTTTCATCAAAACCAATTAGCAGAATACGGATTAGGGAGATTTTGAGATGAACCACGAAGAAATGCAGCTAGACGACGCATTCCGCGCCAAATTAAGCAGCCTGAAAGTGCAGCACAGCAACATCAACGGCATTTTCGACCCCCAGACGCGCGAAGCATGGTTTGATTTAAACGGTACAGAAATCAAGTTTGATTTAGCAGACAACAGCAATCAGTTTTTGCACATCAACCAAGTATTCAAAGCCATTGAAAGTTTTTTACGTGTCTAAAAGCCTATTTACAGCAGCAATTTAACCAAGTTGCTGCGAATAAGTAGATTTTTAACCGCTTACAAAGGGAGCAACATGAAATCGCAATTAAAAGCATTATTACCCAGCAAAGAAGCAATAGGCGGCTTTATTGCAGGCGTAGTATTAGCAGTTGGCTTAGCCGATAGCTACAACGTCAAAGCCAAGCCCATGCTAAAACCGCAATACCACATTGCACTCAAAACCTACGATTGCGACAACCGCCGTCAAATCCCGATTTGGTATGTAAACAGCGATTTAGCCCCAGCCTTGCAACGATTAAACGACCTATGCCACCAAGAAAAAGCAGCGTTAGCACTGGCGCAAGTTTGGGAAAAAAATCCAATGGCAGGAGTGGTTTATGATGAATGATAGCCAACTCACACTTAAGCACAAGAAAATCATCGCCCTGTTTAAAAGATGTTCTAAATTATCAGGCGTATTCATTAAAAGCCACTGCATCACCCAATCAGAAGCCGAATTATCGCATCTCATGCGCGAATTGGTAACAAGCGAATATCTGGTTAAATATCAAGCCGATGACGGCTATTACTACAAGCTAGGCAAGGCAGCCATCGCCTTTAAAAAAGACAACGAAAATCCAAAACTTCAACTCAAGCAAGAAAGCAAAACCATGAAAACACGAGAAAAAGCCAAAATCACACAATCCACCGAAAGCAAAGAAAATTTGAAACAAGATACAGCATGCAAAAGTAAGCCATACAAACTTAAACCCGTCAAAACACGAATGGGCATCTTTAGCGACGGCGTGATTGTGATTTCTCAAAGCAATGGCGATTCAGGTTTAAGTCACATCAACAACACCGTTACATTAACTCCTAAGCAAGCCAAACAACTGATTAAACTCATCAACGCACTTCATGTAGCCCAAAAGGTTCAATCATGACAAACAAACAATTTCTACAAGACCGCCGTCAAGGTATCGGTGGCAGCGACATCGCCGCCATAATCGGCGTATCCCAATTCAAAACCGCGCTAGATGTGTTTTTAAGCAAAACCACCGAGCAGCCAGAATTAAAAGGCGAACATCTCTACTGGGGGCACGCGCTAGAAGCCCCCATCGCTGCGCGTTTTAGCGAAGAAACAGGCAAACTGATTTTCAGGCAGCCTGAAATCAAAAAACACCCAAAACACGATTTTGCCCTAGCCAACGCAGACGGCTTGATTATCGACAAAATCACACAACAACCTATCGGCATTTTAGAAATCAAAACCGCCAGCGCATTCAAATTCAAAGAATGGAGCAACGAAGACGACGGCGTACCCATTGAATACATCGCCCAAGTGCAGTGGTATATGGAAATTTTTGATGTCGATTTCGCCTACATCGCCGTACTCATTGGCGGACGCGATTATCGCCAATACCGCATAGAACGCGACCGCGAACTAGCCGCCGATTTATTGGCACGAGCCAAAGAATTTTGGGAAAACCACGTTATGAAAAACATACCGCCCGAGCCACAAAACGCAGCAGACGTACAAAAACTCTATCCGCAAGATGACGGCGACAGCACACAAGCCGACACCGAAACCCTGATTGTCTACAACGAATTGTGCAGCCTAAACGAACAAGCCAAAGTGTTGGCGCAGCAAATTAACGAACGCCAAGAATGGCTCAAAACCAAAATCGGGCAACACGCCATTATGCTATCGGGCGAAGAAAAACTCTTCACATGGAAAACCCAAAACAGCCACCGTTTTGACAGCAAAACCTTTCAGGCAGAGCACCCCGATTTGTATAAGCAATACAGCAAAACCACACAAACGCGCGTGTTTAGAGCATAAAAAAGCAGGCTGCTTTTTAACCAACCCAAAAGCAGCCTGGCAGATAACACGATTGAACCATGTGGCAAAGCAGGTTGTACAGGTTCTAGTTTCAGGCTGCCTGAAATGATGTGTTCAATCTGTTCATCGCACCAAACCGCGAATTTTGGGTCAAGCCATCGGGCGAAGTGGATTGCGAGTTTAGGGTGAAGCCAAGTTCCGCGTTGAGAACCACCGTTCTTAACTGTAACCAATTGATTGTATTCCACTAAGATTTTTGTCTTACTGGATAAGTGTTCAGCAAGTGCAGCGATATATTGTTGAGTTTGCTCAGTTTTTAAATAATCGCGTGGTTGTTTACCAAAATAAGCAGCAATTGCCGTAGCATTAAGGAAACCGTCAGCACGAAAAGAAACAACAGCATTGTTGAAAGAAAAATTTAAAATTTGGGTAGTCATGGTAAAATACCTTTTTCATGTGTAGTCATGGAAACAGGAAAAGAACGTTACAGCGTTGCTTTTCCACCTGCCCAAATCAAGCGACAACTTGATTTGGGCTTTCTTTTTACCTGCATTTGCAAGTGCAAGCATTTTAATTTGTATATACGATTTATGCAAGCATTTTTTATCCTTTCTTTAATTTTTCCAATTCAAGCTCATGTTTCAATTTTTCTTTAACCCATTTTGAGAAGTCTAAATTATTAGCAAATTTAAGTAAATCAGCTTCTTTCTCTGTGTTAAAGGAAACGTGTTTTAAAATTCGCTTGTTTTCATATTTGCTTTTTGGGTTTTCGGTTTCTGCCATTTTAACGCCTTTACTTGTTAATCGTATCTACATTTTATGCGATAAGTCAAAAATAGGCAACAAAAAAATCCGCCGAAGCGGATTTGATGAAGTAATTTGAGAAAAAGCCCATTTGGGCGGGGTGCTCTCTCCTGCTACTAGACAGGCGCGGTCGTTACCGATACCGCACACCCCAAAGAGTTTAGGCAGCCTGAAACAATCAGAAAGCTCAAAAGTTATGGGGAATGATGTGCAAATTGTAGTAAGCAACAAAAATTCACGTTGGCAGACGTGAAAGCTGCTAGTAGTTTGGAGAGAACGCACATCATACCCCACCCCCTAAAAACAGGCAACAAAAAATCCGCACGAGGCGGATTGGAAAGTATGGCAAAGGCTTAAAGCGCAGGTTGCAAATCGTTCATTTCTTCGATACGAAGCATACGAATGTCCGAAACACATGGCTTAAACCACGGATAAACCTTGGACAACTCTTGCGCAGCCAACACGCATTTAACCGCAGTAATCTGTTCCGAACCAAAGTACACACTGCCTTGCTGGTGGTCAAAGCCCAACGAAACCAATGTGCGCTTAATATCGCCATAAGCGTTTTGCCAGCTTTCCGAGCCGTACAGATTTTTTAATTGATTGGTGTCCAAATCAAAAGCAATAGCGTAAGACATGATGCCCCCTAAAAAAATGAAAAGCATCATACCCACCCCCTTAAAATCCGTCAAGCAAGACAAAGGCCGTTTGCACAATTTCCTGTTTACTGCTTTCCATGCGATACCGCCTTGATTGCACGATTAAAATCACGCGCAAATTGCTGTGCATCATTTCGTAAAGATGCCGCATCGTCCGCAGGCGAGCTTGGTTTAGGCATAGCGCAAGCAGGGGCTATATTAAAAATAGACCCAATGCCCGACAAAAACGCATAAAAAAGACGAGATGATTTTTTCATTTTCAATCCATATAAATCAATATCCGCTGCGCGGTAGTAGCGCGATAGTAACTTTTAACCCCCACTTTGTCAAAGAAAGGTATTCCCATGACAACCAACACCAACGCATTAAAAGCAGCCGCCAAAGGCAACACCGCCGTTAAAGAACGCACCCCAGCCGACAACTTGGCTGCCCTGCTGGCAAAAGACAGCGTCAAAAAACAAATGGCACTTGCCCTGCCCAAACACCTAACCGCCGACCGCCTAGCGCGAATTGCGACAACCGAA